ATGCCGACCGAGGCCGAGGTGAACGGCGTGTGGCCGTCGGCGGTGACGGTGACGGTGTCGCCGGCATTCCAGGCCGCCCCGCTCAGGGTCAGGGTGCGCGTGGTGTCGCCGTTCCACCCGTTGTAGCCGGTGCCGGAATCGACGCACCACGACGAATAGACGTCGGGGAAGTAGCGCGAGGCCATGCGCTCGACGTAGCGGACGGTCTGGCCGTTCACGGTGCGCTTCACGGCGAGATAGAGGATCGTCTCGCTGCCCTCGGTGATGCAGGCCACACTCTCGACGAGGCCATCGGTCACATGCCGGTGCCAGGCGTAGACGTCGTGTTCCTTCAGGTAGGTGAAGCCCAGCAGCACGCCGTCGGAGCGCACGCACCAGATGATGCCGTCGGGGTCCTTGGCATAGGCCCATTCCTCGATCGTGCGGCCCTCGAACAGGTGGCCGGCCAGGATCGAGACGTTGCGGCCCTGGAAGCTGTCCGACGCGAACTCATAGGCGACATCGCGGACCTTCTTGCCCGACGCCGTGACGTAGACCGCGCTGCTCTCCGTGGCGATCGGCGGGATATCGGCGATGCCCTCGTAGCTCTGCGGCTTCACCGCGCAATTGGCCGGGGTCATCACATCGGCCTGCGCGCCGGCCCAGGCCTTCCAGACGGCGCCCGAGGTCCAGACCAACAGGACGTTGAGGCTGAGCAGATGCCGGATCTCGTTCACCTCGCGGCTGGCGATGGTGCGCGTGATGGCGTCGCTGTCCTTCGACGGCGTCGAGGTGTTCATGTTGTTGAAGGCGGCCGAGGCCGACGACCAGAGCGTCTGCGGCTTGGTGTTGGTGCGGGCGTACCACTGCCGGCCCTCGTGATAGGTCGAGCAGCCGGGATACTTGTCGGTGGCGTCGAACGGGTTCTTGGCCTGCGGCGGTCCATCCGACGTGTCGGGCTCGATCGACGTGTCGGTGAAGCCCGGCGACCCGTCCGGCGCGCGGCCGATGAAGCCATAGACGCCGTTCTTGGCCTTGTAGACGTTGTAGGAGCCGGCGCCGGTGGCATCGGTCCACGAGACGGTCGAGGTCTGGTCGGCCGAGGTGACGACGGACGACGCCACGCTCTCCTCGCCGGTCTCCTCGCTCACGGCGGTCACGACGTAGCTGTAGGACGAGCCCGGATTGTCCGACGAAACCGAGGTCGGCGGCTGCTGCGTCGGGGCGAAGGTCGTCGTCGTCAACGTCCACGAGGTGTGCCCGGTGCGGGTCAGGGTGCGCGGCGCATAGGACGGGTGCGTGAGCGTCATCGTATCGGCGCTCTGCACGTACTTCAGGCGCGGCAGATCGGCCGTCACGTAGGGGGTGCCCAGCGTGTAGATCCGCGCCGCGGTGCCGCCGGAGGTCCAGGGGCCGAGGCCCACAGTGGTCACGTCCAGCTCGAACGTCGAGGCCGTGACGCCGTTGATCGTGTAGCGGCGGCGGTTCAGCTCCGGCATGCCGGCGATGCCTTCCAGCCAGACCATGTCTCCGTTGGAGAAGCCATGCGCGCCGCTGGTGCTCACCACGCCCGGGTTGGCCTGGGTGATGCCGGTGATGGTGAACGCCGCTTCCAGCACGTATCCGCCGTCCTTGATGACGCGCATTTTCTGGTCGGCGAACTCCAGCACGTAGGTCTGCGTGGTGTTGAAGGCGAACGGGACCAGCCGCGAGCGGCCGGTGTGGCGGTAGACCTCGCCGACGAAGGCCGTGCCGGCGCGGGTGCTGACGCCGCCGAAGGGATGCACGAACCAGTTCAGGCACGTCGCCAGGCCGACCTGGTACTTGGCGAGATCGACGCGGCCGTGCAGCGCCGGGGAGAGTTCCCCGGCGGCGAAGCTCGGCAGGATGGTCGGGACGGGCATCAGCGGCGCACGCTTTCCGGCCAATAGGACAGCCGATCGTCGAAGCCGCGCACCCGCAGCGATTCGGCTTCCGGCAGTCTGTTCCGCCCGCCCTGCTCGTTGGCGCTGTCCGCCATGGCCTTCTCCAGCCGGGCGGTGGCGACCTGCTGTAGCTGCGCGGCGACATCCCGCTTCTGCGTGATCGGATAGGCGATGACGGCGGCGAGCGAATCGGCGAAGGCCAGCACGAAGGCCGCGCTGAACCGGTTGGGATCGGTGACGCGCTGCAACAGCACGGCCTCGGTCACGGTCTCGTTGCAGTAGAGGAACGAGTTGGTCCCGTCCGAGCCGATCTCGAAGGGCGCCACCGGATCGGGCCATTCCCACCAGACCGACGAGAAATCCAGCCGCCAGACCTTCAGGCAGTCCGACGGATAGGCGTAGCTGTAGGCCCAGCGCGACGGCGGCGTTCCCGACTGCGCCAGGGCGCGCGTCACCCTGTTGAAGTTCCAGTCGATCATGCCCTGCAGATCGTCGCGCACGGTCTCGTACCAGAGGTTGATCTGGATCGCCTCGGTGCTGCGCTCGGTCAGGGCGGCGATGGTGGCCTGGGTGCCGAGGCGGCTCAGCGCCAGGTTCGCGATGTTGACGTCGGTGGGCATCAGCCGCCCCTTCCGGTCGCCACCTGACGCAGGGTGACGTCCTTGGAGGCCGACCCGCTTGACGAGCCCAGCCAGTACGACAAGACCATGCCGTAGCCGGTCGCCGCCGAGCCGCCGAGCAGCAGCAGGGCCTCTTTCATGCCCTCGGGCACGACCTTGGCGAACAACATGTAGACGAAGCCGGCGAACACGACGATCGCCAACACGGACACCACGCCCGCGCCCCATGCGAGCGGGGAGCCGACCTTCGCCAGTTCCACGGTCTGGCTGCGCGCGCTGGCGACATCGGCGAGCTGCGCCTTCACCTCGTCGAGATCCTGCTGCCGCAGCCGCTCGGCATGGTCGCGGGCATCGGCCTCCGCCTGCAGCACGGCGATCTTGAATTGCAGGGCAAGGTTCGGATCGGCGGCCACGGCGCGCTCGATGCCGTTGGCGTCGTCGGTGCCCAGCAGGTCGCGCGCGATGCCGGTCACCTTCTCGACGGCGGCGCCGGTCTTGTCGCCCATGATCCAGGAGGCAACGGTCGGGGCCAACCCGAGCAGCAGGGGAATGAGCGGCATCTAGCCCTCCGAGGTCAGGAACAGGGCGCGCTCGGCGTCACGGCGACGAACGAGGCCGGGCAGGACACCATCGGCGCCGCGGTTCCAGCGCTTGAACTGATCGGCGGCGCCGGCGTAGTCCCACTTGTTGAGCAGCCGCAGCAGCGTGGAATTGCCGAAGGCCGCGGCGCCGCAGTTGAAGACGAAGCTCGCCAGCGCGTCGAACTGGCCCTGCGTCAGCGCGACGTCGACCAGGTGCCGCACCGCGCCCTCGGCGGCCTGCAGGTCCTCCCGCAGCCATTCCGTCGCCTGTTCCTCGGTGCAGGTATCGCCCTTGCGGACGCCGCGCGTGTGGCCGTAGCCGATGGTCCACGGCTCACCGGTGATCCTGTTGCCGGGGTCGGGATAGGCCACTGTCTCCAGCCCCTCGAACTCCTTGATGAGCGCGAGGCCCTTGTCCGACGTGGTCAGCAGGGAGTTTGCGACGTTGCTCATGGTGGCTCCTATTTTCCGGGCAACTTCGTCGAGGCGAAGAAAACCAGCGCGCCGATCAGGACCAGGGCGATGCCCTGTCCGATCTGCTTCAGCGCGCCGTTGCGGACGGTGCGGTACATGTCGAAGAGATCGCGCAAGCCGCGGATGTGCTCGGGCGCCATGTCGTCGCCGAGTCCGACCCCGGCCAGCGCCTTCTTGGCGCCGCGCTCGGCCGCATCCTCAAGCAGGGCTTCGAAGGCCACCTGCGGCAGGGTGACGGGGTCACGGTCGCTCATAGCGCGCTCACCATGTCGTCTACGGCATCGACGATCTTCGGGTACAGGATGTCGTCTGAGCAGACCGTGTGGCCATCGTCGAGCGGATGGGTCAGGTCGGCCTTCGGGCCATACTCCTCGCCGGTGACATCCAGGAAGCGCACCTTGTCGCGGCCCTCGCATGCCTCGGCCTGGCCGTCGCGGATCGTGTCGTAGCCGGACTCGGATGCGGCCGGCGCGAAGCGATCCCAGGGGCCCGCGATGAGAAGTGGCACCCACGGGCACACCGCCTCGAAGCGGTCCAGGAGGCGCGATTGCGCATCGTATATCTGTGTCTGTGTATAGCCCTTGCCGATGTCGTTGATGGTGCCCGCCTGCACGAACAGGCCCGGATAGGTCCGCTGGCCGGCTTCGACGGTCGGTGTCAACAGCAGGCCCTCGCGCGCGACCCGGCTATAGTCGGTGAAGTCGTCGAACCGCTCTTCGAGGTTGAGCAGCGCCGGATTGGACGACTTGTAGATCAGGCCGGTGCCGGGGTTGCCGTTGAGGTACCGACGATAAAAGCCGAGCTTGTCGGCGAGCTTCATGCCGAACCCGTTGTAATTGACCGAGGTATTGCCGCCGGCAACGATGCTGTCGCCGCCGATCACTAGCGCCCGCTCATAGACAGGCGCAGGATGTCGCAGGATCTCGCCGCCGGTCGCGACGCCGATGGAGTCGATCGCCACGCTGGCGCCGCCCTCGATCATGACGTTGGCGTCGGTGATCGTGGAGCCGAAGGTCCACTTGATCCACTGCGCCCCCGCGCCGTCAGCCTGCACGTCGCCATCGAGCGATGCATATTCGCCATCGACGATCAGCCGCAGCCGCACGGGCTCGAATGGCACATCGTCGGTCGGATCGCTGTCGGAGAAGCCGTAGAACTTGGCCGCCACGACATTGGTGTTGCGCACCCGGCAGGGCACGCGAATCACGACGCGCTTGTAGAAGCCGCGCGAGGGTTGCGTGCTGTCGAGGCCGGCGAGCGACAGGACGCCGGACGGGCTCTGCACGTAGCTCTGTGTGTAGGGCTGGTGCCAGCCGGTCACGATCTCCAGCAGCCCGCGATGCGTGGCGAGGCTCGCCGTCAGGCCGACGCCGGACGGCAGGGTCGCGCCGGCCTGCGCCGCGGCGGTCGGCGGCGAGGCCATGACGCCGTTGACT